TGAGCTAAGATCACCAGCGCACCTGAATCTGCCGCGGTCAGCGTCTTAGCTGCATCGCTTGTAGTAACAACTTTTTGATAGCGTGTCTGAAGTTGATTTTGATTTTCGTTAATCAGGCTACGAATTCGTGCCCAACCTACTCTTTTTGTTCCCATAATATATTTCTCCTTATATGAATATTAATTAGGTCAATTAACGAAGAGATTTCTCCCCTCGCATATAATTAGATTTCACCACAAGAAGACCCCCTCCCTTTTCGGGGAGGGGGCTTTCTGTGTCACGATTAACCGCGCTTTTACACTGATATATATTAAATGTTTATATATTAGGAAGTAGCGCCAGCTTCACCGAGCATACCACGTACAATTACCAGACCATACATATCAGGTCTGACCATCTTCTTGGCGTAGCGCGTCATGACTCCCTTACGGGGCACGAAGTCTTCGGGTCCGAAGATTGTGGGTGTAGTTTGCAGCGGCACATAGGGTGCATACACATATCCGCTTTCGAGGAAAGAGGATCCGCGGCGGCCAACGAGAATCACGTTGCGAAGGAAGTACGGGTCAACAATGACGTCGAACTTCTTGCTCAGTGAGCCTACCTTGACGGAGCCGATAGAGCCCTTCTCATCATCAGCAGTAACGCTCGCACGGAAACCAGCCGTGAACTCAAGGACATTAGCAACTTCAGGGCCACAGACCACAAAGTTAGCACCGCCACGTAGAGTCTTACGATGGATTTGCGCGGAGACGTCGTTAATGGTCTCGACAAGAGTCTCATACCATTCACTGACTGTACCGGTGAAGTCGGGGGCTGCCGAAGCTGCTCCGATTTCTACGCCCGTCGTCTTGTTGACGAAGAGTCCCGGTGAACGCGACCAGTAATAAGTCGCGGCGGTTGCACCACCGACGAGGTCACCAATGATCTCGCGATCAATCTCAAGAGCGATTTGCTCAGAGAGAATGCTCGTAAGCTCAACTTCCGCATCAAGGTTGTGGTAGGCGTTAAGGTCTTGACCTAACTCCGGAGTCCACTTCGCCTTCAGCTTCTTGGTGTTTGCAGTGACAGCCACGGAATCGACACGAATGTCAATCTCGGGAATGTCGGCGCTGTTCTCAAGTCCCCAAATTGGATCACCTGTAACAGAACCAATAGAGCCGCCTGCAGCCCAATCATCTCTGATCGGTACCTGAACAACGGTGGTACCCAAGGTGAGGGTAGTAGATGCAGAAACTGCAATTGCTACCAAACGAACTGCTGCCACATCGGCCGTTAGAGCACTATCGGTGTTACCGGTCTTAATGACAGTCGTCAAACGACGAACCTGATCCCAACCAGCGACACCCATTGCGGTCGTAAGAGCCGCACCGTAGCATGTAAATGCTCCGAGGTTGTCGAAATCAGCCTGACCTGTGTCATACGCAGACTTAGCAGTATCCCAAACACAGACGGTGTAGTTCGTTCCGGATCCGGAAAGAGCCAGAATATCAGGATCATAGTCGATCAACTTCTTTTGAGCGTCTGTGGCTTTGCCCACATCGAACTGTGTCCTGATAACACCGGTTCCGCCGGCTGCGGCGTTGCTAACGGAGCCAGTTGGCGAACCGTAAGCATAACCACGAGCAGAAACAGTGCGCGGACCTGAAAGGTCAGACGCGTTTCCACTCACCAAGTTGACACCACCAGTGATGCCAGAAGCAACCCTGTCGCCACCGTAAAGTGAACCACTAGCGTCGCTCGCCCAGTTACCTAGACGGTCGGTCACTGCACCCTCGGTACCTCCGAGGTCTCCCGAGAACACAAAGTCCAGGAAGAAGATAAGTCCGCTTGGCAGACTCATCGGCTGAACACTAACAAGATCGTTAGCGATCAGACCCGCGAAAACACGACGAACAATCGGGAATGCGACGGCAGCAAAGCCCTCAACATCTCCGGCACCCATCGTAGAGCCCTCGCGGAGAAGCTCCTTAGCTTGATTTTCAAGCAAACGAGCCATGGCTTGGCGGGAACGATTAGTTTCCAGTCCCTCTAAGAGACCGGTCTTTTCCCACTTACCTAATAGTGCGTGGCTTTCGGCACGCATGTCACGATTAACAATACCTTCTGTTAACCTTTCAACAATACTAGACATAATTAAATCACCTCCTTAAATATATAATGATTATTTGATTCCAGCTAATCTTTTCATCCGTTCTTGTAACGGATCGGATGAAGGCACCTCTTGACGAGAAGCCCTGATTGTAGAAGACCGACGACTAATGGCCTCGCTCAGTGATTGTGGGCTGCGCTTAGGCTTAGCCGCCACTGTGCTTTGAAGCGTTTCAAAAATCGTTCTTGCTTCTGGGACTGAACCGGCGTTGGAAATAGCTTCGACAATTTTATCTTTTTGTCGCTCATTTAAGGAGGTATTTCGTAAAATACGGTTCGTATAAAGCAAACGAGCATTTGAGAGATTTACATCTTGAAGATTTTCTCTCAATTCTTCAACTGCTTGCTTATATTGTGTGTTCTGCTCGGTGAGTTGTTTATTTTCGAAAACCAACTCTTCTTGAGCTTTCTTTAAAGTTTGTAAATGGTCTTGCGCGTCGGTGCTACGGCGCTGGGCGAGTGCTTTTGACATGGCCCACTTCATATCTTCGGAAGAGCGTCCAGCCCAACCACTTAAGTCGGCGCCCATATCAACGGTAAGCTTTTCCATGATGGCGTCTACGAGAGCGTCGGCATCCAAGCCTTCTTCAAACGCTCCACGTTGGGCTGCGTCAGTCGAAGTGGTGGCAGCAGCACTTCCCGCCAGGGCGGCTGCACTATCGTTCTCGTCTTCTTCCTCGTCAGCTTCCTCACCAGCAAAAGAGCCCGGATCTTCAGGACCACCGGGAGTATCGCCGGCCTCGGCCATCATTTCCTCATCCTCATCTTCTAAGCAGTCTTCTCCCTCTTCGGAGAGGAGTGCAGCTAGCTCTTCTTCGTTAATTTCAAATTCTTGATTCTCATTGAGGTCATCCCCCAAAGCGGCGACGGCTTCTTGCAGCGCGCCAAGATCAATAGTCACATCCACAGGCTCGCCTGCGTTCGGAAATCCCTGTAGGTTCTTACCATCTAGGTCTGCGAAGTTGTCGGTCGCTGCGAGCGGAATTTCGTTGTCTTCGTCGATCTCGCCTACTGCGCCTTCTTCACCCATGGGGGCTGCGGGCTCTGCGCCCAGATCGCCACCGAGATCAGGTGGGGCTTCTCCGCCACCCAGGTCTGCACCCAAATCGGCACCACCTTCTTCACCCCCGAGAGGGTCCCCGAGGTCGATTTCATCTTGTTCTAACAAATTATCCAAGGTTTCTTTCACTTCTTGCGAATACTTTTCAATAACTGCCGTTTCGGCATTCTTTAGGGCGGCTTCGCGTAACGCCTTGGCATCGATGATTGCTTCGCTGAGCAAAGTAGACATAAATTGACTCCTAATATGACTATAGTTCACAAATAAGTAGTATTAATTCGTTGCAACAACCATTTTTAATGATATGTCTACCATGTACCAATCGCTACTCTCTTCCATGTGTCGGTGGCGACACAAACATAAATATAGTCCGCATCCCATCTAATCTCACCTTGAGTTCCAAAATCGCTAGCGCTCGAAGGGGTACCTGCGGTTCTAATTCGGATTGCATTACCGTTAACATCAAGTGGAATTTCCGGGCTGTAGGTTCCAATACCGATCTTGCCGGCTGCATATACATCCCCACTTCCGCTCGCATAAAAAGCCGGGTTTTGGGTGTCACTCTTAAGGGAGAGGAGCTTATCATTCTTCGATCCGCTTACATTTAACTTGGCGTCAAGGTGCATGCCGCCAACTACAACCTTACCCGAGCCAGTAATAGCCATCGCGATTGGATTTGATGGCGTTTCGAAAATTGCTAAAACCGAACTATCAGAGCCACTGACATGAATCATCGCGTCCGAGTCGACGCCTGTGCCAATATCAAGAGTAGAAGAAGAAATTTTAACACTTCCTGCAGGGTCTAAAGTAATATCTCCATCCACATCAAATGTAAGATGGGCAGCAGTAGCGTTATCATCTTGTGTTGTGATGGTGGTCGCACCGTGAGTGGTGGTTTGAATCTGGAAATAATCGCCACTATCGGCTGAGCTTTCAATTCTAAGATCAACGCCACCGTCCTCGATGTCAAGCTGGATTCCATAGTTGATGTCTCCGCCTCCAGCTTCGAACCTTGCTGCTTGGACGAAGCTGGTACCATTTGTTCCGCCTTGTGCATTGATAAGCGCACCGTATACTAAGGTATTGCCGGCAGCAGCTGCGTGCGTAAGCGTTGGGGTGACGTGCAAGCCATACATAGTGTTGGCACCATCGGTAGCCGTGGTATTGTCCATATCCACTTTGATACCATACATGGTATTGTTTGACGTGGTGGCCGACGTCTTATCAAAATCTATTTCTAGTCCGGTTACAGTGGCGGCGTTGGCACCTGTGTAGTCCTTGTCGATTAGCGCGTCTCCTGCCACCACAAGTGTTACACCATCAAACGTAAGGTTCGATTCGACAGTAGCTTCATCTGCATCTTTGTATGTCGCGACCCCATTAGCAGTAGAGCCATCCCAAGATATTCCTGTAGCCGGTAAATTACTCAAATTAGAACCATCACCATAGAAAGCCGATCCAGAGATATTGCCAGATCCAGAAATGGCGCCAGCCACCACGCTTGAAAACTCAGCGAGTGAACCAGTCACAGAACCAGTTAAAGTATTTCCATCAAATGTTAAGTTAACCTCGCCTGTGATGCCACCGGCTCCCGTGGAGGTGAGCACACGATTATCAGTTGCGTTGGTGTAAGAAGTAACCACTCCTGTATTTGTGAGGTTAGAACCATCACCATAGAAGGCAGACGCTGATATGTTGATGG